ATATGACCCCGATATAAATTTAAAAGAATATGTGAAAGAAAAAGGAATTAAGATGCATACACAAAAAATTGCTAAGGTGAACAACGTCATTAACCACGAATGGAAAAAGAAGAAAAATAAAAAATAGTTTATATATATAGATGGAAGATAATAGATTAAATACAATAGATAGAAGAACAAAAGAATATAAAGATGCAGTAGAATTAATTAACACTGCACAATATATTTCATTAGAAGAAGTGGAAGAAGTGGAAGAATTAAATAAAAGTTCTATTTCTAAAACTGAATATGATAAGATTATGAACTTTAAAGGCTTATTACCACACCAAGAAAAAGGATGGATAGTAGCCCTTTATAAACGTGAATTAGGAATAGCTTATAATGAAAAGAATTTAACTGGATTACAGGTCTACCAGATGATAGATAACCTGACAAAAAAATATAGAAAAGACAATGACTACAACTAAATGGACTGAAGATAGATTTGAAGATATGCTAGATGAATTAATAGAATGGTTTTTACCTTGTGAAATAGAAGGTAAGAATGGTAAGATGATAGATATAAATGCTGAAAATTATTTTATGAATGAATTTCTATTGCATAAGTATAGAATCGACAGGCATAATTTTTCGAAGTATTTAGAAAGATTTCCTTTTCTAAAAAGTAAAGTAGAGATGATTAAAGAAATACAAGAATTTAAACTAGCTAAGGCAGGATTAAGTAAACGTACCGATTCTAATCTAACAAAATTTGTATTAGGAAATTTACACAACAATCATTGGCAGGATAAGAAAGTGAATGAAAACACACACCAGGTCAAAGACTTTGATATTAAGGATTTGATAAAGTTTAGAGACTAAAAAATAAGTAGAATGATTGATAGAATTAAGCCCAAAATTTAGACCATTAATTTCTGAATCTTCCCGTTATACGGTTGTAACAGGGGGTAGGGGTTCTAGTAAATCATTTTCGGTCTCACTTTATTTATTACTTAAAACTTTTGAAGTCGACCAAGTAATACTTTTTTCCAGGTATACTATGACTTCTGCACACCTTTCTGTTATTCCAGAATTTTTGGAAAAGATAGAAATGTTAAATTTAGATTCACTATTCGAAATTACCAAAACTGAAATAATTAATAAAACTACTGGTAGTAGAATACTATTTAGAGGTCTAAAAACAGGTGCAAAAATACAAACCGCTGCCTTAAAATCGATTGCAGGACTTACTATATGGGTGTTAGATGAAGCAGAAGAATTAAATAATGAAGAACTATTTGATGATATAGCACGTTCGATTAGAAAGAAAGGTGTAGAAAATAAAATTATATTGGTTTTTAACCCACCAACAAAGTCACACTGGACTTATAATAGATTCTTCCTTTCGAAAGGTGTTGAACCTGGTATGAACATTACGCAAGATAATGTGACCTATATACACACCGATTACACCGATAACATAGATAATCTAAACAAAGACTTTGTACAGGAAGCAGAAGATTTAAAATACAGTAATAGGGAAAAATGGGATAGAGTTTATGCAGGGGCTTATAGAGAGGTTGCAGAAGGTGTTATATTCAATAACGTTAGTGTTGGTAATTTCCCAGAAGGTGTGTCTGTAGAATATGGATTAGATTTTGGATTTAGTAAAGACCCAACCGCCTTAATTAAAGTACACATGGATAGACAAAATAAAATTATCTATTGTAAAGAAGAACTATATAAAACTGGAATCACACCTTCACAATTAGCCAGAATTATTAAGGAAAAAGTACCTGGAAATGAATTAATTATAGCAGATAATGCACGACCAGACATTATACAGGAAATCAAAAATTCATTCATAAATATTAAACCCTGTAAGAAAACTAAAATAGTCGAGGGTATTAATATCATGAAGGATTATAAAATAATAGTTGACCCTTCTAGTAAGAATTTAATGGAAGAATTTAACAATTATTGTTGGGATAAGAATTATGATGATAGGGCTATAGATGACTGGAACCACCAAATTGACAGTCTACGCTACTATATCACGTATAGACACCGTAAAAATGTAACTGACAGGTACTCTATATATTAATATATAAAAGAAAATCTAACCAATGACAGTTAAACAGTACCAAGATATAGCCGCTTTAAACAATTTATATAAAGAACATCCAAATAAAAAAGATAAGGTGCTAGAAGGCTTGTTAGAGGCTAAACAGGATTTGGAATATAAAGAAGCAGTAGCACAATTAACTACTTATCTAGAAACTTTAAATAAAGAAGAACACGAATTTATAGCACGATTTAAATTTAAAAATGTTGAATATGGATTAGTTCCAGATTTGGATAAGTTAAGCACCCGTGAGTTCTTGCATTTGAAACGATATGAAAGTAATACCGATAATTTACACAAACTTTTGGCGGTTTTATTTAGACCTATTAAACAACAATATGGGGATAAATACAGTATTGAAAATTTCGATGAAGAAAATATGCACGATGAATTATTTTTAGATTTAGATATATCAATTTGGCTTGGGATTCAATCTTTTTTTTTGACTTTACACAGGCAATTGTTAATACATACAGTATCATCTTCCCTGTGCGAATTGAAGAAGATGAACCAGAAGAACCAACAAGGCGAAAAAGAATAATAAGCAGAGAGGAAGTTTTTAATAAAAAATATGGATGGTATAACTATGTCATGTTAGCATCGGACCAAAAATTTATAAATGTACCTGCCATTTTGAATAGAAATTTCCACGAGTTTTTAACATACATCGAATACATGAAAGAATTTAAAGATGTAGAAGATGAACGAATTGAAAAGGCTAGAAGAAAATAAATGGTTTATATATATAGGTGACACTAAAAGAAAGAAGTATGAATGAACAACAATTATTATAGACTAATTAAACGAATAGAAGAAGTAGCAAAACAAAATGTTATAGTCGAGAGTGTTATATACGCTAAAACAGAAGATAAAGATTTATTCAAGAATACTAAATTTCCTTTAATTCATATTAATCCAACTCAATCGACTTTTTTAAATGAAAAAGTAACACAAATTAGTTTTGAAATTGGTGTGTTTACGATAAGGGATGCTTCAAAAGTGAGACAAGATATAGGCTTTGAAGGTCAAGATAATGTGATAGATAACCACAACACAACGTATGCTATTCTAAACGAACTATTAACGACTTTAAGAAAGGATAATAGGGATGGAATAAGAATGATGGATAATATAGCATTAACACCAATTTTTCTGGCAGATAAGAATGGTTTGGATGGATGGATGGCTACGATAACATTTCAAATGCCATCATTTTTAAACGTGACTGAAAATATGAATAGAAATTAATGGAAAGAAAGAACCTACATAATTCTATACTTGGACTGGCTATAGAATATAAAAATACTATTGCAGGTAAATCACCTGAATTTTCTGGTGACTTGAAGTCTTCTATAAAGTTTGATAGATATGATGATGAAGCTGGTTTTGAAATAACTGGTAATTCCTATTTCAAATTTATGGACAAGGGTGTAAATGGTGTAAAGCAAAGTGTAGGCAGTCCATATTCTTATAGAGATAAGAAACCACCACTTTTAATTGAATGGAGTAAGGCGAAAGGTTTAAACCCATTTGCGGTTCAAAATTCTATCTATAATAAAGGTATTAAACCTAGATTAATATTAGAAAAAACTATGAAAAATGTAAAGAACGTAGGTGAAAGAATAGGTATGGGGTATGCTAAAGATTTAGCGGAAGAATTAAAAGAAAAATATAAATAGATGGCAGTAAATATAAACTTAAGAAAACCTTTAATAGTTAAGAATCCGCAATACACCCCCTGGAGTACTGCGAGTTTTAACATTAATAGAAGTGGGGATAATACAACTATTAAAAAGGATAGATTATCTACGACACAATTAACTCAGTATATAGATTTAACTAAAGTGGTTGATACTGGTTTAGAAATAGATATTGATAATTATGGTTGGTTAAACCAAAACCCATCAAACTTTAATTTTAATACACAAACTAACATGAATTTTGCAACTGTAACGGCTAAAACATTTAATGGGGCTAATGAAGTTGCTAATAATATAGAAACTTATGCAATTTTCGATGGGTATAAGGATATAACTACCAACTATCTATTAGATAATAGCAAACGACTAGTTAAAGAAGGTACTACTTATTTTGTCCCTTTTATAAATAAAACAACACAAAATATTGAAGTTACTTATAGTAATGGAACACAAGTTAATGCAACAAATCCAACTTATAATAGCACTGAAAGTCAAATTAACTATGTCAACTATGTTTTAATCCCTAATAATTCAAATATGCAAAACAGTTCTTGGGTTGATTTAAATTTTAATGGTGATGTATTACGGTTATATAAAAACACAATAGATACAAGTGGACAAGATGTAGTTAATATATACTTCAAGAATTGCTTTGGTGTTTTGGAAAAAATCCAAATGAATGGCAGGTATAAAGATAGTGTATCGGTAGATAGTTCTAATTATAGAAGAAGTACAATAGATATAAATGGGGATAGTATAGGTGATAACAAACACACAAATAAAGTATATAACAAAGTCGGTGAAAGAGAATGGGAAGTTAATACAGGTATTATACCAGAATACATGAATAGTGCCTTAGAATCACTTATAATGAGTGAGGAGGTATGGTTAGAAAAAGATGGTGTTATAAGGGCTGTAGAATTAACCGATACTAGTTTTAATAAAAAAATTCAAATTGAAGAATTAATTGATTACAGCTTCACATTTAAGGAAGATAAAAAAATAAACGAATAAATGAACATTAAATATTTTATAGAAGGTGAACAAATAGATTTATTTGACAATGAAGCTATTAACTATAGAGGTAAATTGATAGATGCACAGGATATTACAGCACTATTCAGTGATTTTGTTAATACTTTTTCTATTCCAGCAACACCAAAGAATAATAGAATATTTAAGAACTGGTATGAAATAGGTGTAGATAATGGGTTTAATCCAAATTTAAGAATACCTAGTACCTTAGAATATAATACATTACCCTTTAGATTTGGTAAAACACAGTTAGAAGAAGTAAGGGAAAAGAATGGTAAAAGTTATTCTTATAGAATAACTTTTTATTCTGAAATAACGGGACTTAGCGAACGATTTGGTGATGATACTTTAGCGGATTTAGAAGGATTAGATAACTATAACTTTAGCTATTCTGAACAAAACATTAAGGCACTTTTTGAATCCCCATCTTTAGTTATAACTGAAGGTGATTTAAGTAGAAAACCAAATCTAGTTATGCCGATGATACTTCCAGTTGGAAGGGATGTACAATATGGAACGGGACTTAAAAATGATATAACAACTGAAGCAGGCAGGCTTTATTTAGAAAACTTTAGACCTGCCATCAATAAAGCTAGAATTATAGAAGCTATAGAAGATAAATATGGAATCCAATTTAGCAGGGATTTTATAGATAGTTCTGACTTCTCTAGCTTGTTTATGTGGCTTAATAGAGAAAAAGAATATGATAATGTAATTGGATATAAAACCGTACCATTGCCTAAAAACTTCCAAGTTAATAATCGACCAACTAACCCAGTTGATGTAGAAATAGGTACAGATGTTAAAGGAGATTATTTTAGGGTCACGAGAAGTACTGAAATAGTTAATAATAGTACTGCAAGTGGTCCAGAAGTGGAATATGGTATAAAATTCCGAATAGCTATATCGAGTCCTAATAATCCAACTCAATTTGATTTTAGGGTGGTCGATGAAAATAACAATGTAGTTAAAGAAGCTAGAACTTTAAACACAGGTAGTCAAAGAAGTGCATCCACAATACCAAATGTTGTAATAATCCCAACTGCCGAAGAAGAAGCGGTTACTATAACTTCTAAATATTATTTACAAATACGTCCTAAAGATGAAATAGATGGTACATATACATATGCGATTAGTACAAATATTGGTGGTTCTTTTAATACCGAAACCAATATAATATCTAATAACCTACCGATAAAATCCGTACCTGAATTTAAGATAAGGGAAAATATCCCAAATATGACGGTCTCGAAATATATTAAAAATTTAATTAAAGAATTTAAATTAATTATACGACCTAATTCTATCAATAACTTCAAACTTCAAACTATTAACGATTATTATGCAAGTTCTAAAGAATTGGACATTACCAATATTACGGATGTAGATAGTGTGGAGACTAAAGTTTATAAAAATAACAAGTCTATCGATTATAAATTTAAGGTAAGTGAAGATGTAAGTGTTGTGAAGAACTTCCAGAGACGAACTGGTAGATTCAGAGGTAATAACAAAGTTGAATTTAATTTAGATGAAAAGAAAAATACTGAAATCGATATAGATTTTGAAGTCCCATATTTTGTTCGGTTAGGTGATACACAAAACGATGTCGCAACTAGAATTAATTTAGCTTTATATAGTGAATTTAAAGACGGTAGTTATGAAGCAATAGAAACAGATAATGTAGTTCAATTTTATTATATAGGTCTATCGGGTGTTAGCCCATCTAGAAATGAAGATACTAACAAACCATTTCTACTAGACTTGAATAATAAGCCTGATGAAGATGAAGAAAATCCAGTTATAAATACTATTGAAATATCCACCACGGCAATATGTGATAGTTCTAACAATGCTTTCTTTTCTCAAGTATCTAATAATCTAGATTTTTCCGATACAACTTTTAACGGGTGGCACTCAGTACCAATCGAGAAAAACATTTATAATGTTAACCATAAACCTTGGATTGATAACCTTATAAATAATGATAATAGACTGGTTAGTCTGGAAAGCAACTTAGGTACACAGGATTTAATAGATTTAGATTTAGATACTCAAATAATCTATAAGAACAATAAATATAATATAGAAGAATATAATGCGGAGTTAACATCAAACAAAGTTGAATTCACATTATTCCCAAACTTTTCAAATCGCTTCGAAACAACAAATGACCAAATATCTTCAACTAGTTTTCTATATGGATATGGTGGGGGTTATGGTAATTTAGAGGTACAAACCAATAAACAACTATCTATAGTTTCCGAAAATGATTGGATAGAGGTTATAAATATTAATGAAAATAATAACAAGTATAAGATTCTATTTTTTGTAGAAGAGAGATATCTAACAACAGGTAGAAATGGTGACTTGACTTTAACTTTAGGTAGTACGAATTATGAAATAAGTGTATTCCAAGGTCAGAGAGATTCTTCTTTGTCTGGGGGTTCCCTATCTATCACACCAACTACTTATAATGTAGATTTTGAAGAGGAAAGCAAAACTATAAGTGTATTTTCAGACACATTCTGGGAAGTAAAAAACCTACCTAATGGTATAACTGTAGATAGGGATTTTGGTTATGGTGACGACGTGATAACAATGACCATAGAAGAATATAGTGGGTTTAATGCTAGAACGTTAAACTTTCAAATTGGTACTATCTTTCAAACTGGAGGTACTACAATTACAGTTAACCAAGCACCAGAACCAGTTTTAAATATAGTACAAACTAATATAACAGGTTCACAAAATGCACAATCATTATTTTTTGATGTAGTTTCAAATGTAAGTTATACGGTAACCGATAACCAAGGTTGGATAACTATTCCAACATCTGCACACAGTGGTAGTAAGCAAATAGAGATACAAATAGATGAAAATATAACTATAAATGAAAGGGTAGGTGTAGTTACAGTAACAAATAGTGCAAATGGTTTAAGTGATACAGTACAAGTAACACAGGAAGAAGGTGTACCTTTTATCAATGTATCACCAAGTGATTTTGAAACTAATTTTAGAGAGACGACTTTATCTGTAGATGTACAAAGTAATGTACCTTTTGTAGTTAACACAGTAGATAGTTGGATTACAGTAAATCAAACTAGCGGTAATGGTAATCAAACTATTACTTTAGATATCGATTTAAACATGGGTGGTCTAAGAAATGGTAGTATATCAATTGAAAATGCTACTTTTGGTTTAAGTGAAATCATACCTATTACACAGGAAGCTTTTGTTAATCCACCACCATCCACACCAACCAATTTAACTGGTAACATAACTTATTCAACTTCTGGAGATGTGATAACGTTAAGTTGGGATGCTTCAAATAGTAAATTTTTTAATATTGATTTTTATGAAGTACGCAGAAGTGTTGATTTTGGTAATTTTACACAAATAGGTACTAGTCAACATCCAAGTGTTAATTACCAAGATTTTGATATAGATGGTGGTAAAAACTATAGATACAGAATAAGGGCTGTAGATACAGAAGGAGACAAATCAAGCTTTTCTTCTATAAGTCAAGTTTTTGATGTACAAACAACTCTATCTATAAATACAACAAGTAAGAATGTAGGACAAGGTAGTGGTAGTTTTCCAATCGAATTATATACTAATACTAGTTGGGCTTCAAACAATTTAGGTTTTACTAGTTTATCCCCTTCTTCGGGTAATGGAAACACCACAGTAAATGTGTCTTATTCAGCAAACCAAAATATTAATACTAGACAACAGATACTTGAATTTAGTGCAGGTGATAAAGGTGTAAACTTAACTATTAACCAAGAAGCTTTTATAGAAGAGTTAACAGTAAATAAAACTGATGTAAATCTAACAAATGGTGGTGGTTCTTTTACTTTTACTATAACATCTAATACAGAATGGTCTATAACTAAAACATCAAATATAAGTGGTTGGTTAACCTTTAGTAAATTAAGTGGAAGCGGTAACGATACAATTGTGGTTAACTATCCGCAAAACTTATCTATAGTCGAACTAGAAGGACAAATTAAGATAGTGACAGGTCAGGGTAGTGTACAAAGGAATATTGATATAACACAAGAAGGTTTTATTGAAGAATTAACTTTAAGCAGTTATTCAAGTACTAGACCTTCAAGTAGTGGTAGTTTTAGCATAGCCTTAAATTCAAATACTAACTGGACTATAAGTGACAATAGGGCTTGGGTAACCACATCACCTACTTCTGGTAGTGGAAATGCAACCATAACCATTAATAGAACTTTAAATCAATTATTAAGCGAAAGGGATGGTACTATAACCTTTACAACTGGTCAGGGTAGTGTAACTAGAACTTATAATCTAACACAAGAAGGTTTTGTAGAAACGTTAAGTGTAAGCCCTAATGTTATTAATGCTGGACAAAACGCAGGTAGTGCAACTATTAATATTAACAGTAATACAGTAACAGATGCAACAGATAATAGAAGTTGGTTAAGTGTATCACCTCAATCTGGAACTGGTAATAGAACTGCAACAGTGAGTTGGGGTAATAATAGCTTTGGTGCTAGAAGTGGTGTAGTAACTGTAAGTACAGGTCTGAATTCTAAGAGTGAAACTATAACAGTTAACCAAGATGCTTATGTACCTCCATTTGATGTAAATCCAAAAAATATAAGTTATACATATACTGGTGGAAATAAAACAATAACTGTAGATGGTAATGACACTTGGAACATTTCTGGTTTACCTATATGGTTAACCTCTAGTAAAGGTAGTCAAGGTACTGGTAATTTTACTTTGACAGCCAATACAAATACTAGTAATTTATCTAGAAGTTTTAGTGTAAATATAACGGCTGATGGAATATCTAAGACTATAAATGTAAGTCAAGATGGAAATCCAGAGACAGTAAGTGTAAGTCCTACTTCTACTAATGTAAGTAGTGGTTCAGGTAGTACAAACGTAAACGTATCTACGAATACAAATGTTACTATTACTAGTGCACAAAACTGGATTACACATCCATCTAGTCTATCGACTAGTGGTAGTATAAGTATAAATTATAATACAAACAATAATACAAGTAGTAGGAGTGGTACAGTAATATTTGAGACACCAAACGGGGTTACTGCTTTATTTACACTTAACCAAGCTGGTACACCTTCTAGTTATAGCTTTACTGGCAAAAGAGGCAATAGTAAAACAACTGTATGTGATGATTTTGGTACAAATGTAACTGTATATTCTTCTTCTGCTAATCCAAGTGTGGGAGATATACTCTACCAAGACTCTAATCTAAACAATCCAGTCAATAATTCTGACACATTCTATAAGTTTGCTTTTGATACTATATATGAAGTTAACTTCAATGCTGAAATAAGTAAAATAACTTCCTGTTGATTTACTAGTCCAGATGATGATAAATTAACTTAATAAATATTATCAATATAGTTTATATATATATAGATGACCTTTAAAAGAAAGAATATGAATGATAACAAAAGTAATAGATAAAATTTTAGAATATAAAACGCCTAAAACAGGTTATTTCTTATTCTATAACGGTAGTCATGCTTTGAAATGGTATCATAAAATCTTAATACACTTAAAAAGAATAACCTATGGATGGCAGAAGAAGTAATAATTACGTTAAAAGTTGAAAAGAACAAAGCCGATAAAGCTTTAGAGAATGTTGAGAAGAACACCGATAAGGCGAAGAAGTCCACCGAGGGTTTAAATAAAGAAGCAAAGAAAACACCAAAGGCACTTAAAGGTGTTTCTAAAGGTATGAAAGCCATTGGTAGTGCCATTAAAGCCGCAGGGATAGGTTTATTAATTGGTTTACTTGTTAAACTTGGTGAAGTATTATCTAGAAATCAAAAGGTAGTAGATTTTTTTGATAAAGCTATGGTCACACTAGAAATAGTTTTTACTGAATTATTTAATGCTACAGAAAATATATATAATTCATTATCCGATAATACACAAATATTCCAAAACTTTGGAAAGGTTATTATGGGGCTTATAACACTAGCTTTAACACCATTAAAACTTAATTTCTACACCATTAAGGGGGCTGTTTTAGCACTACAATTAGCTTGGGAAAAGTCAATATTTGGAAGTGGAGACACTGAAAAAATAGATGAATTAAATAAGTCATTAGAAGAAAATAAAGAATCTATTATTCAAGTAGGTGTTGAAGCTTTAAAAGCAGGTAAAGATGTTAAAGATGGTGCGGTTGGAATAGTAAATGAAGCAGGTAAAGCCTTTGATATAATAGCTACAGAAGCTAGTAAAGTAAATATATCAAACGCAACTGAACAAGCGGATGCCTTAGTAGAATTAAGAAAGCAAATTAGACTTCAAGAAGCGGCATTAGAGGGTTTAAGATTCGAATATTTAAAGCAACAAGAAACCTTTAGACAAATTCGGGATTCGGAAAAAGCAACAATTGATGAAAGAATAAAGGCAAATGAAGATTTAGCACAATCCCTTGTAGACCAGGCAAATGAAGAAAGGGGGATAATAGAAGGTAAGATAGGGTTAATAAAACAAGAAATAGCCTTAGGTGATAATTCAATAGAAAAACAAGAAGAATTAATAAGGGCAAGCAATGAACTAAAAGATTTAGAAGAAAGAATTAATGGTTTTAAATCTGAACAATTAATAAATGAAGAAAGTTTACTAAAACTTAAAGAAGATAACTTAAGACAAATCAACCAAATAGGTAAAACCGAACGTGATTTAGCCAGAAAGGAACTAGAAAATAAGTTCGAAGATAATAAAAAATTAATTGAACGAACCATTTCAGATGATAAGGAACTTAAAGAAGCCTTATTAGCCAATCAAATTGCTTATGATGAAAGTGTTGCAGATTTAGAAGAAGACCAATTACAGAAGATAGAAGATTTAAAAAACAAATTTATTCCAGAAGATGAACAAGGTTTAAGTGACCAAGAAAAATTTGAACTAAAACTAGCTAAGGATAGAGAAAACTTTGAAAAGGAACTGGAATTATTAGAAGCTACTGAAGCTAAGAAGGCTGAAATTAAAGAACAGTATGAAGAAGGTGTAACTAAGAAAAAAGAAGAGTTTAATAAAGAACAGGAAGAAGATAGAAAAGCTGTAGTAGAAACCGATATAGCCATGACTATTGGGGCGGTTGGTGCTATAACAGATGCATTAGCAGAAGGTAGTGCAGCGGCTAAAGGCTTTGCGGTGGCAGGTGCTTTATATAACACATACGAAGGTATAACAACCGCTTTAAAAGAACCTACATTACCACAAAGAATTGCAGGTATAGCATTTGCAAGTGCGGCTGGTTTTGGTGCAGTTCAAGATATATTAAGTACTAGTGAAGATGGTTCTAATGCTAATGGTAGAGGTGGTAGAGGTACTACAATTACACAAGGTCCACGATTCGATACCGTGTCTGATTCTCAAAATGTAAGAAATGCAGAAAGGGAAGCAAGCCAAGAAAAAGAACCGATGGAAGCTTATGTGGTATCTGGTAAGATAACTAATCAACAAGAACTAGATAGGAATAAAAATAATAATTCAAGATTCATTTAACATTTAACTGTTAAAAACTAATGAGTTTATATATATAGATGGCAAAGAAGAAGTATAAAATTAAATGGGACGATGAAAAAGATGGGATGGTTTACGGCATTTCAATCGTAGATAGCCCTGCTAATAAAATGCAAACCATAGAACTTCAAGATATTAAGAAGGTAGAAGTACCTGTTAAATTGAAAGATGAAAAGAAGAAACAATTAGCAGGTATAGTACTTATTCCAGGTCAAATTATCGAAAGGTATTCCGAAGAATTGGGTGAATATCAAATTGAATTTGGGGAAGAAGAAATTAGAAAGTTAGCGGAAAACTTCTTCAAAGGCGATTATCACAAGAACACCTGGTATAACCACGATAGGGATAAGAAAGTAGAAGGTTCTACAGTCGTACAATCTTGGATAGTTGAAGATGTAAAAAATGATAAAGCCAACGCCTTAGGTTTCAAAGATTTAGTGAAAGGTACTTGGTGTGTAATAATGCAATTAAGTGATAAAGCTTGGGATAAATACATAGAAACTGGAAAGGTTGGTGGGTTCTCTATCGATTCTGTAATGAGTATGGTAGAAGAACTGGAATTAAAAGAAGAGAGTACCAAAAATAAAAATAATAAAATAAGTATGAAAGACGAAATTAAGAAAGCTTTTTTAGAATTGTTTACACTTAACAGTGAGGTCGAAAAGAAAGCCGATGTTAAGTTAGAAGACGAGAAAAAAGAAGAAGAAGTAAAACCTGAAACAATGGAAGACGAGAAAAAAGAAGAAATGTCACCAGAACAAGTAATGGAAAAACTTTTCAAAATGATTGATGAAGATGAAGAAATTCTAGCAAAAGTTAAGGCGAAATACAGTGATAAAGAGAAAGAAGAAGAAGCAGTAGAAATGGCTGAAAAACTTAAAAAAGAAGTTACTGAATTGAAAGCGAAATTAGATAAAACACCTTCAGAAGGTAGAGAAAAAGCAGGTGCTAAAATCGAAATGAATAGTAAACCTAAATCGAGATTTGAAGCAATTCAAGCAGTAATCGACATGGCTGAGTCGCAAAATAAGCAGTAAAAAAAGAAAAATAATAATTTAAAAATGAATAAAAATGTAGAAACAAATTTAGCAACAAATGTAGGTGTTAATCCAGGATATTCGGGAAAATTGGCAGGTGATTTATTTATCCAGTCATTCAAAGATTCGGACACTATTAAACAAGGATTAATTTCAGTTATTCCTAATGCCTTAGGTACAGGTTTTTTACCTAGAATGCAATACAGTGCAGGTTTAACAAATTATAAGCCTGGTTTTGAATCAACTGGAGATGTACAATACATCAATAAAGAAGTATTGGTTAAGCGATATAAAATCGACCACGAGATAGAAAAAGAACCTTTCGTAAACACCTTTGAAGCGGAAAGCCAAGGTTTATTTGGTGCGAGACCAGAAATACCAACGACTTTACAACAAGCTTTAATTGATGCTGTATTAGGTAATCTTTCAGAAGAAGTAGATAACTTTATCTGGAACGGTAAAGAAGCTGAAGGTGGAAATCCAGAATATGTAGGATTAAAAGAACAAATCTTAACCGATGGAACTGTAAATGGTTTTTATGAAGGACCAATCACAAAATCAAACATTACGGATGTTTTAGATATTGCAGTAGATAAAATACCAAGTAGAATTAAGAAAAAAGATGTAATCATAGTTGGTTCAGATTCTTTCCTATTAAAGTATAAACAAAATCTTGCAAGCCAAGGTTTAAGAGATACTGTAGGTGATAAAGAAAACGACTACTTAGGATTTAAAATCTATTCTGTGGGTGCTTTAGAAGGTGATACTTTCTTTTTATATGAAAGAAGAAATTTAGGTTTCTTAACTGGACTTACAAACGATATGAACAGGGTTGATATTGCAGATGGTGATACTTCTGGTGACCTAAACGGTATGATTAAAACTAAAGTAGTTGTAACTATGGGTGTTGGATTCTCATTAGGTTCTGAAATTGTAGCACACGATGTAGCATTTAACATATAAGAACTATAAATAAAACAATATAAGGTAGCCCTACCCATTTAATAAAGGGTGGGGTTACTTTTTTTAAAATAAAAAATAAAATAATAAATATGGCAACAAATAATATAACGGCTGGTTTTGCAGGTGCAGATGATTTAAACGCAGTAGCTGGTTTTAAGAATGCATACATGGTTAATTGGACCGAAGAATTTGCAGATGAAGTAACTAAAACAGCCGATGAAATTGATGGTTTAATAATTTCTGGACTTCCAGTGTCTTTAAGTGCGTTTAAATATTCACTAGATAACAATGCTAATACCTTTAACGAGGCAATAGAAGGTGATAAAAACACAGGTACAGCACCTTCAAATACTACTTTAAATTTAGTATTTACTAAGATAGACCCTATAAAATTATTTCAAGTAAGAAATATGGTATATAGACGTGTGATAGTCTTCTTAGAAGGTCATTCTGGGGATGTACTTTGTGTAGGTTTAACCAATGGTGTAAGATTCCAAAATACAACCGATGTAGCAGGCGAAATGGGTGGTAATAACCAATTCATTCTAGCAGGTACAGCGGGTGAACCTGAACCATCACATTTCTTAAGTGATACAGCTATTACTAGTTTAAAAGGTGCAGTAGCATAATTTTTGAATAACTATTAAAATATAAAAGGGAAGCTATCACAGTTTCCCTTTTTTTGATAGAGTTTATATATATAGATGGTTATACTAGACACAACACAAAAAGAAACAATAGATAATATAGAATATTACTTTATATACGTCTATCTAAGGGAATTTCATAGTGAAATAACCCTAAACCTTTATGATACAATTAAAGACCAACGAGAGGTGATACAAGCCCCTTGTGTGGACTTTGGAAAGGGTATAACTAAAGTATATATAGATTATCCCTTTATAGTTAATAAATCATATGAAATTGAATTTTTTAAAAATGATGATTTGATGTATAGAGGGCAAATAGTGACAGGTACAGATGTTGAAATTGATAACAGAAGTATTTTAAAATATTAAGAAATGAATGAAAACAGTAATAGAAAGTTTAAATCTAAATAATTATGAAAAAGTAAACCCACAGGAACTATTAATTTATGGTTCTACGGAAGTTTTTAATGGAAGAAATAATGACTTTTTTTATAAAATAGAAGAAAGATATAATGGTAGTCCTACACTATCCGCAGTGATTGATTCTTATACTAATTATGTGATGGGAAATGGTTTAATAGCAGAAGAAGGTATAACACAGGAAGATTTAGATAGGATTTTAGATGAAGAAGATTTAAGGGAAATCATTTTCCAGTATAAATTACAAGGTAATGCCCCTTTGTTTATTGATTATGCTAAAAGTGGGTCTGGTAAAGTGGCAGGTATTTATGGTGAAGCAGCTAGAAAGGTTGCAATTCACACACCTGAAAGTGGTGATATAACCGATGATGTAGATAAATATATTTATTGTTTTGATTTCCAACGTGGAATTTTTCCTAAAAAAATAATCCCTGCTTTTGGATATGGTAATGGTCAAGAAAAGGAAATCTATTTACTGAAAAGAAAATCTAACCAAGATATTTATAGCCTTCCAGATTGGTTTAGTTGTATGCAATACGCACAAGTAGAAGAAGAAGTATCTAACTTTCAACTAAACTATATAAAGAATAATTTTAGTGCAGGTCGAGTTATAAACATATACCAGGGGGAAATACTAGATGTAGAATCCGAACGTGAACAACAATTAACTATTAAAAGAAAACTTACAGGTTCTATAAATGCAGGTGACCCCGTTGTAGCTTTTAATAAATCACCAGAAGAAAAGGTAGAAATTGATACAATAGAAATTCAAGATGCTTATAGACAATTTGAATACCTGGCAGAAGAAGCACAGCACAAAATTTTTCTAGCTAATAAGGTTACTAGTCCAAGTTTATTTGGTGAACAAAGTACTACTGGTTTTGCTAGTAATGCCGAAGAAATGGAACAAGCTTTAAACCTACTTTATAGAAACCAAATAAACCCAATTCGAAATACAATTATAAAGGCACTAGAAACTATTTTAGGCGAAGGGGTTAGGTTGAAATTTGATGATTTTGAAGACCTGAAAAAGGAAGATGAAAATATAGAGAGTGAGAAAGAAGATGAAAATAATATAGAAGAATAATGAGTGTACTATTAATAACAGAAGAAGATATTAAAAAGGATAGCCCAATAGGGGGTAATGTAGATGTAGCCAAATTAATTCCTGCAATTAAACAGGCACAAATAACAGTTATAAAACCTTTTCTAGGAAAATTATTGTATGATAGAATAGTTAAGGATTTTGAAGATAATACTTTAGAGGGATTTTATTTAGAAGCCTATGAAGATTATATTAAAAGTATGCTTATACATATTTCAACCGCTTTTTATTTAACCACAGGTGCTTATTCAATTTCCAACAAAGGAATATTTAAAGGTGGTGATGAATTTAGTGAAGGTTTAACTCGTCTAGAAATAGATTATATGGTCAAAGCACAGGAAAAGTATTTTAATAGCTACAAGAAAGAATTATTTGATTTTTTGAATAACAATATTATTGAGATAGCTGAATGGAATAGTAATGATAAGCGAACTAAAAATGGAATAGTTAGGGTTGGTAGCTGGAGTATCCCCGTAAATGATAGAGAAATTGAAAAAGGAAACCAAGTATATAATAATACATGGAAAAAAAGAGATTGGTAAAATATGGAAATAGTAAGACATGAAAAGGTATTAGAACTACCACAAACATTTAAACAAGATACTTTGTATTACCTACTTACAGATAATGGTACGTTTGAATTTTATATAAGCAATAACACAGGTTCTGCTTTAAGACAATTACAAAGAAAGGATGGTTTATCTACTTATCATCTGTGGTTAGGTGAAGGTAATACAGGTACTGTGAATACTTTTTTGAATACACTGAAAGGTGAAAAAGGGGATACAGGATTGAAAGGCGATACAGGATTGAAAGGTGAAAAAGGCGATAGAGGTGATAAAGGCGATACAGGCGATAGAGGTTTGAGAGGTCTAAAAGGTGAAACTGGTGAAAAGGGCGATAAAGGGGCAATGGGTGAAAAGGGCGATAAAGGGGCAATGGGTGATACGATTGTAAAAACTTTTTCAAATGAAACCCTGTATAATCTATATATACCTAAAACAAATGAAATAGTGATATTAAAAGATGAAGATTAATTTAAAGGAAACAGAAAGATTTAAAGGTGTTGGGTATAATGGATTACAATTTAAAGGACAAGGGTTTTCTTATTATTCTATTTTAAATAACATAGATAAGTTTGAAAATGATGTAAATTTAGATGGTGGTACGTTTGAAGAAAAACCTGAATTGACTTCCTTCTTAAAAACTATTAAACCACAGGATTCTTCTTTAATTTTAACACCAAACGCATATAAAGAAAATAAACTTTATAGTTTTAGAGGTGAAGATTTTAATTTTACTAGAAACACAACTGCAACTAGAGTTAATGAAAATGGATTTATAGAAGTGGTTAACGAAAATGTACCACGTATTGATTATAGCACAGGTAGTTCATCAATACTTATTGAACCTCAAAGGACTAACTTATTCCCAGATTCACAACCAACAGAATCATTGCCTTATTCTAATTCAAGAAGTGCAACTTTTGTAAACTATGATTGGGGTTTAGGTAGTGATTTTAATAATACCGCAATATATTTTGAAGCAAATAATACAGGTATTAGATATTTTTATATAGTCTTACCAACACCTATAGAAAACACAACTGTGTATTTAAGTTTTTATATGAGGTTTGAAAATGGGCAAGAACCAAACCCAGGTAGTAGTACAACTGGTAATTTTAATATCATTGGTATTAACCCAATTTATGTTTCATATAAACACATTAAAAATGGGATATACAAAATAATCGCTAAAAAGACAGTGTTTACTTCTAGAACCATAATTGGTGGACCTGCATTGTATTTAAATACACCTACACATAATACTTCTTTTTGGATAAGTGGGATACAAGTTGAAGAAGGCGAATATCCAACTTCTTATATACCAACAAATGGAAGTATAGTAACTAGAAATTTAGATAATATAGTTACTAAGGATTTTAATGAAAACTTAGTTGAAAAGGGTGATGATTTTAAAGTAAATATGAGATTTGAAATGTTAAATGAAAGTGCCAATGATATTTATGGTAGACTTGGTTCTATAATTTTTTCATTTTTTAATAAAGACTTATTCTCATTCCAAAATATGATAACACTATGTAAAAGGGCTGGGAGGTTTTTTATAAAAGTAAGAACACAAGAAAGTGGTATAGATTTTAGTATAGATACTCCTATTGGATTAAATGTGAATGAAATATATAATATAAGTTTTATCTATAAAAATGAAAATGGTTTGGTTTTAAAAGTTAATGATGAAGAGTTTGTTTTTAATCAACCCGTTCCTGAATTAGAAGTTAATAAAGGTCTATTTACCGCTTATACAGGAACAACACCAGAATTTAGATTATACGACTTTAATATAGAAAAAATAAATAAATAATTATGAATATATACAGACTTAAATACAGTACCAAAGAACAGGCTATACTAGACCTTCAAACAAAACAGGTTATAGATGAAGAAACTAACTATATAAATGATACTCAAAGTGTAGTTTATGTAGGTAAAATTATAGAAACACAAGGTACTTATAATGAAGAGGGTGAAGTTATAACTGAACCAACTTTTATAGATGGTTACCATATCGATATTATGACTAAAGACACTATAGATTTCGGGGATAATGAAGTAAATGTGAACTCACCAGTTCATAATTGGGCTTAAAATGAGTCGATTAATACTTTTAATCAACTCAAATTACCTTTAAAGAACT